GAGCCAGCTCTGACGCCATAAATACCCCCCCGTGTTGAATAACTGGTTCCCTCTTTTCGGAACACCGGAGGCGCAGGGTGGCATTGACTGGCGCTGCGCGACCCCGGGTTGAGCTGGCACCCCCTTACGAGCGCACGCGGGGTGATGAGGCCGCCGCTCTGATGGCGCGGGCGGGGAAGCCGCTGGATCCGTGGCAGGTCGATGCGTGCCGGTTGATGATGGCGGTCCGCGCCGATGGGAAGTGGGCGTGCACGGATTACGCGGAGTGGGTGTGCCGGCAGACGGGTAAGGGTGCCTTGTTGGAGGCGCGGGCGCTGGCCGGGTTGCTGTTGTTCGGTGAGGGTTTCATCGCCTGGTCGTCTCACGAGTACAAGACGGCGATGGAGGGGTTCCGGCGCTGCCTTGCGCTGCTCCGCAACTTGGGCACGGTTGTCGCGACGAACCTGATCGAGCTCGAAGGCGAGCACGGCTCGTTTCGGGTGAAGGTCAGCAACACGAACGGCGATGAGGCGTTCGAGCGAACCGACACGGGCGCGCGGTTGAAGTTCATCGCCCGGTCGAAGGGTTCGGGTCGGGGGTTCACCGCGGATTGCCAGCTCGTCGATGAGGCGTTCGCCTTCTCCGACTTGCATCAGGAGGCCCTCGCCCCGACGACCCTCGCGGTGGCTGATGAGCAGACGGTGTTCATGTCGACGCCGCCGTTGACGGGGGAGACGGCGGGGCCGATGTTCGTGCTCCGGCAGCGCGCGGACGCCGGCGGCGACGACTCCCTCGGGTACCGCGACTGGGGCATCGGCGGTTGGTTGGAGGACCTCGCCGTGACGGACCCTGCCGCACCTGGGTTCATCGATGTCGACGATCGTGCGTTGTGGGCGGCTGCTGTTCCCGTGTTGGGCGGGCGGATCACCGAGGAGAAATTGGTCGCGCTGCGACGGAAACTCGGTCGGGTGGGTTTCGCTCGTGAGGTGCTGGGCATCTGGCCGACGCAGGTCCTCACTGATGATGATGTGATCGCCCCCGAGTTGTGGGCGGCGCTCGCCCGCGATCCTGCGGACGTGGAGTCCCGGATCGTGCAGCAGGTCGCGTTCGCTGTGGACGTGCCGTGGGATCGCTCGTCGACGACGATCACCGTTGCGGGGGTCCGCGCGGATGGGTTGCGGCAGGTGGAGGTCGTCGAGCAGCGGCCGGGCACGCAGTGGGCCGCTGTGGATGTCGCGGAGCGCGCAGCGCGGCATCAGCCGACGGTGATCCTCGTCGACGCGAACAGCCCCGCCGCGTCGCTGGTGCCGGAGCTGGAAGCGGCGACCGCCAGCGTCGGCGTCACTGTGATGAAGATCCACGGCCCGGAGGTCGCGCAAGCCTGCGGAGCGTTCTACGACGACGTGATGAGCGACGGCCTCCGGCACCTCGGCGACCCTCGGCTCCGTTCCGCGCTCAGCGGCGCGATTCGTTCGGACCGTGGCGACGTGTGGCGGTGGGACCGGAAGGACTCGCGCTGCGACATCTCCCCCTTGGTGGGGGTCACGCTGGCTCGGCACGCAGCCGTCGTGTACGGCGCCGCCTACGAGCTGGCCAACTCGTTCTGGTGAGGGGGCGACTGTGCAGGAGAAGGTGACGACGCTCCTCGACGCCCTCGGGCTGCTCCTCATCGCCGCCGGCATAGGCGCCTACGTGTACGCCGCCGTCGACGGAGGGGACCGGCCCGCGCGGTGGCTCGGCGTCGCCGTCGCAGGCCTCGTCGTCATCGCCGGCAGCGCATTGGCGGCGTGGCAAACCCACCGGGCGGGTAAGGCGGCACCGTCGTGAGCCTGTTCGCACCGTCGAAGGCGCCGGAGGCGCGGTACGCGGTGACCGCCGAGTCATTGATCCCCCCACGCGGCGGGCAACGCGTCGGCGCCGTGTCCGTCAGCACCGACACTGCTTTGCGGCATTCCGCGGTGTGGGCGTGCCTCCGATTGCGCGCGAACCTGATTTCGACGATGCCCCTGGATGTGTTCCGTCTCATCGACGGCATCCAGGTGGAGATGCCGAAACCCCCGGTGCTGATCAACCCGGGCGGGGAACGTGTCGACATCTTGGAGTGGATGTTCTCCACGCAGATGGACCTGGACCGCGCCGGGAACACCATCGGATTGATCACCGAACGCAACGGCGCGGGACTGCCCGCGCGGATCGACCTGCAGCCGATCGCCGCGTGCTCGGTGGTGGAGCGCCGGGATCGGCCGGTGGAGTACCGCATCGACGGGAAGCTGTACCCGTCGGCGAGCGTGTGGCACGAACGGCAGTACACCGTGCCCGGTCTCGCCGTCGGCCTGAGCCCCGTCGCTTACGCGGCGTGGTCGATCGGCCAGTACCAGTCGGCGCAACAGTTCGCATTGGACTGGTACGGCACCGGCGGCATCGCGAAAGCCCACCTGAAGAACACCGCCGTCGGGGAAGTCGACCCCACCATCGCGTCGCTCGCGAAGGAACGGTACAAGGCGGCCATCGACTCCAACGACCTGTTCGTGTCCGGGAAAGACTGGGAACTCTCGCCCGTGCAGTCGGAAGCCGTCGGCACCGCCTGGTTGGATGCGCAGCAGTTCGGCGTCGGCGACGTCGCCCGCTTCTTCGACGTCCCCGGCGACCTCATCGACGCCGCCGTCTCGACGGGGCATGTCACCTACGCGAGCATCAGCCAACGCAACCTGCAGCTGCTCATCATGCACATCGGGCCGCCGGTGATCCGCCGCGAGCACGCTTTGTCGAAGCTGCTGCCCCGCCCCCGTTACGTGAAGCTCAACACGAGTGCGCTGCTGCGGATGGACGACGAGGCCCGCGCCCGGGTTGTGCAGACGCGGATCTTGTCGCGGACGCTCACACCGGATGAGGGCCGAGCGCTGGAGAATCTGCCGCCGCTGACGGACGCGCAGGTCGCCGAGTTCGACCGGTTCTGGCCGCCGAAGGCGCAGACCCCCGTTGGGACGCCGACGCCGCCCAAGCCTGTGATCTGAGGAGGCACCCGGATGCCGGACATCATCGCCGTCACCCCCGCCCTGGAACGCACCGAGGCTGCGGCGCTACGCCGCGCCCGCTACGAGTCCGACGGTGTGCTCAGCGAGCACGCGGAACGGCAGTTCACCACACCGAATAACGCGCCACGCCGCTTGTCGACGAAAGACCTCGGCGCGCCGAGCGAGCTGCGGGCGAAGAAAGTCGACCGCGACGGCAAACCGTACTACCAGGTCGAGGGCTATTTCACCGTGTACGAACGCGGTTACGAAATGTGGGACTGGGCCGGCCCGTACACGGAGATCGTCACGAAGGGCGCGGCGGAGAAGACGATCGCCGCGCAACCCGACGTGGTGTTCCTCGTCAACCACACCGGCCTCGCGATGGCCCGCACCGGCACTGTGGCGAACACGCTGGAGTTGTGGTCGGACGACACGGGCGGCGGCAACCGGGTGTTCCTCAACCCGCAGCGGCAGGACGTGAAAGACCTCATCGCCGCCATCGAGGACGGCACGATCACCGAGCAGAGCTTCGGCTTCATGATTACCGCCGGCCAGTGGTCCCCGGATTACATGGAGTTCCGCATCAGCGAGTTCGACATGGACCGCGGCGACACATCGGCGGTCAATTACGGGGCGAACCCGTACACATCTGTGACCGCGCGAGCTCGGGAAATCCTCGACTCGCTCGATCAACTACCGGCCGGAGCTGCCCGCGCGGCGCTCAACCGGTTGCAACACCGCCCGGATCTCACCGAGCAGCAGAAGCCGCCGGCTGTGGTGGGGCGGGGCAGCGTCGCGAAGTTCGAGGCGATGCTTGCCGAGGAAGACTGACGAACCTAATTCGGGTGGCGTCGGCGCAGTGAACCCAATGTCCCTCTGTGCCCGAAAGGCCACACATCATGCCGACCATCGACGATATGATCATGTACTGCGACGTGGAAGAGGAGCAGGCGAGGAAGCGTTACGAACGCGCCACCGCTGAGGTTCAGACGATCCTCGCGAAGGCGAAGGCCGAGGGCCGCGCGAACCTCTCCGAGGAGGAGAACGCCGACTGCGACAACGCGTTCGCCACCAGGGACCGCGCGAAGACCGATTTGAAGGGCATCGAGAACAAACGCGCCCGCGCCGAGAAAATCAAGTCGGAGGAAGCCGACGTCGAACTGAGCCTCCTGGAGCGCGGCAAGGGTGAGCCGGGTTCGACTGCGCGGCCCCCCGGCTACGACAAGCAAACCCGCGTCGGCCGCGAAGAGCGCACCTACCACCCGGGGAACACCCACAAGGGCGGCCCGTTCCTCCGCGACATCGTCCGCCAGTACCTGTACCGCGACTTGGACGCGGAGCAGCGGCTGCTGCGGCACATGCAGGAGGAACGCGTCGAACGCGGCGCGTACATGACCCGCGCCGTCGGCGACTCCACCACCGCGAACTACGCCGGCCTCGTCGTCCCCCAGTACCTCACCGACATGTACGCGCCCGCCGTGGCGAACCTCCGCCCGTTCGCGGACATCTGCAACAAGCATGATCTGCCGCCGGATGGCATGACCGTGAACATCTCGCGGATCACCACGCCCTCGACTGTGAGCCTGCAGGCGTCGGAGATGGCGGCGGTCGCCGCCGGAGCCGACCCCGGCTTCGACGACACATTGCTCACAGAAAACGTGCAAACCGCAGCCGGTCAGGAGACCCTGAGCCGGCAGGCCATCGACCGCGGCACAGGCATCGAGTCGATCGTCATGGACGACCTGTTCCGCCGCTACGCCACCACGCTCGACTCGACGCTCATCAACCAGGCCACCAGCGGACTCTCAGCGGTTGCCACGTCGACGGCGTTCACCACGGCGAGCCCGGACCTCTACAGCGCGACCCCCGCGAACGCGCTATACCCGAAGGTCCTCAGCGCCGCAGCGGGTGTCGAGGCCGCGTTGCTCGCCTACGGGGCACCCACCCACGTGGTCATGCACTCGCGGCGGTGGTACTGGATGCATTC